ACAATTCAAAATTTACAGAAGTGGAAGAACAGATGAAGAGTACAGAAAATTTTTAAAATTATCATTTTTATTAAGATTAGGAAGAGTTGATTTTAATTTTATTGTTAATGCTATATCCATTTTTTTTAATATTGAAAAACATAGAATACAGATTTTTGATTATAATTCTGACAAAAATATTAAAGTACGTCACATTAAATTAAGGATTTTGAAAAAAGTAAATATTCGAGAAATTATATTTTTTTTAAAATCAATAAAAGCAGCAGGAATAATTATAGATTGTTGGGAAATGTTGGATGGAGAATTTTTAATAAACTGTAAAGGAGAAAAACAGAAATATATTGTTAAAAGTGATGTTAGATATGAATATGACAGACATGAATATAATCTTGATGAAATGTTGGAACTTAATGATTAAAAGGAGGGAAAAAGAGAATGCCTATCATTAAAAAATTTTTGCGAGGAGTGTATGAACATTCGAATCTATTTAAAATAAGAAATCCTTCTGTAACTGTTGGAGACAACGAAGTGAAAGAAATTACCCCTTTTAGGGGTGTTATACAGACAAGAGGTAGTGTAATAAGCTCTGATGATTTTAATGAAATGCAAAAAAACGGAGTGTATTTTGTTGAAACAGAATATTCAGAAAATTATGGTTCAGGAGTAGATGCTTATGTAATTAAAAATTTAGAAAGTGAACAAGAATTATTCGAAGGACTTAAATTGAAATTTGTAATTCCAAAAACAAATAACTTTGATAATCCAGTTGTTGTTTTTAAAAATAATAATTACTCACTTAAATTTAATGATAATGAAAATCTTAAATCTAAAAGTCTTATAAAAGACAATATAGTAAATTTAATTTATACTAGGAATTATTTTTTAATTGAGCTGATAACACAGGCATCTGAAAATACTCTTGGAATAGCAAAGCTCTATTCTGGCACAGAAGCTGAGAGTGATTCTGATAGAGTGAAAGAAATAATTGAAAAAAATACAGGCAACAATGAAGAAAGTGGAAAAACAAAATGGGCTAAGTTGTTTGAAACATTAGACCACACAAAAATTTTAACAGCGAGAGGACTTGTTAAATTTTTAAGCAAACTGTTAAAACCGGCTGGAGAAGATGATTATGGTCTTATCAACTACAAAACAATAAAGCAGGTAAGTCCAAAACCTGATTTGTCGCCATATATTCCGTTTAGCAAAGGGTATAGGGTCGATAATAATGCTGATTGGGTGATAAGGGCAAATAAAAGTGAGACATGGATGCCACATCAGGCACTTATGTTTAACGAAAATGGAGCTTATACAGGAGCTTTCCATATAAACGGGGTTGGAGCTTATTATAAAACGCCAGGTCGTAATAACGGAAACTGGTGTCAAATCATGGATAACTTCGACATGGCTGCCAGAGACCAGAGGATGAATAATATGGATACAGACCGTACTAATTTATGGAATCATGCAAATAACATAAATGGGAGATTTAACTGGGCGAATACTTACAACAGCAACAATTATATAGCTCCTGGTGGAAGTATTGCGGCTGTTCCCGCGAACTGGAATGAAATAGTCATCTACTACAAAGTTGGGAGTGACGCCATGAGAGGAACTGTTACTTTTGTAAAGGGTGGACATGCTTTTGTTCATAACAATGGCGGGCTACATATCGAACTGCGTGGGACAGTTATCCATTCTGTCGGTGCAAATACAGGAACAGTAATGCAAGTATGGGTCAGAGTATAGGAGGTAGTATGGAAATTGTAATATTGTGGGTTGATAAAATAACGGGACAATTTTTCAAAATGGATGGAAAACCCTCTTTAAAAGAGGATGTTGAAAATTTTGATTGTATCGAAGTAAATGAGGAAGCTTTTAACAAATATGAGAAAATGAAAGCTGAAGGGCATATATTAGTCTATAAAGCAGGAAAAATTAAAATTCAGCAGGAAATCTTTGATAGAAATTTAAAAACAGAGCAGATAAAAAAGGAATTATCTGAATTAAAGGTTGAATATTCTGAAAAGGAATTTATTTTTAAAGGTAAATATTTACAAAAAAACAGGGAGAAAGGCGACAGGGATAGTTTAACGAGTTTAATTTTACTGCTGACGATAACTGGGAGAAAAGAAACGAATGAGTGGAAATTGATAGATAAGGATACAAGAGAACATGTTTATCCGACTTTGACACTTGATGATTTCAAATTAATGGCATTTCATATGCAGTCACAGTTATCTAAAGCAATAAAAACAGAAAGTGAAATTATATCTAAACTTAAAACTCTGACAGATGAAGAGCTTAAAAAATTTAATGCAAGAGAAGAATTTGAAAAGTTATGGAATTAATCATGAGATTTTATCACGATTAATCTCACGAATAAAGGAGGTAGTATGCAACTCGAAAAAGATAAATTATATATAAGCTTTCACAGGCCAAAAAGTCTAATAGGATTTTTAATAACATTACGGACATTAGGAAAATACAGTCATTGTGAACTAATATACAATGATTATGTTTATCTAAGCAATCCTGGTGGTGTCCGTATCAAGCCTTTTATTTATAAAGATAATATGGATATTTTTGAATTAAATAATCATATTGAAGTGCCAATTGTGTTGAAAGAGTTTATGAAACTGAAAGGTAAAGGCTACGACTATGGAGCAATACTGTTTAGTCAGTTACTAGAATTAGGAATAGAACATAAGGATAAATACTTTTGTTCGGAATTATGCTTACATCTAATTAACAAAGGACTGGACGATAGTCTTACATACAATTTAATGGCATTAAAAGAAAGTGCATTTAGTCCAGTAAAGCTGTTTAAGTATTTAAAATTTATGGAGTTATTAGGAAAGGAAGTGGTGTAAATAATGGATAGATTTGAAAAATTTTTAGATTATATTTTTGAAGTTGAAGGTGGATTTACAGATGATGAAAATGACAGAGGTGGAGCTACAAACTTTGGAATAACTGAAGAAGAAGCAAGAGAATTTGGATATGCTGGAGATATGAGGAATTTAACGAAAGATTTTGCAAAAAATATTTATCTTAAAAAATACTATCTAGGGAACAAACTGGATAAAATAACGGATGACAGAGTAGCTTTATCAATATTTGACTGGGCTGTAAACAGTGGAGGAAAAGGAATAAAAAGAGCACAGATAGTTGCTAATAAGTTTGGTGCCAGTCTAATTGTAGATGGAATAATTGGAAACAAAACACTAGAGGCAATAAACAGTATAAATCCTGAAGCATTTTTAAAGGAATATCATGAGTTGCAAAGAACTTTTTACAAAAATCTTGCTGCAAGGGATAGCTCGCAGGAAGGTTTTTTAAAGGGTTGGCTTAACAGAATTGAAATAAAAGAAGAATATATTGAAAAGGTGATGTGAATGAATACTGAAGAGTTAAGAAAGGAAATAGGGAATACTGTTGAAATAGGTCATAAAATATATGAAATAAAAGAAGTCGGAGAGGACAAGGACTATTCGCTTTTATGGATAAAAGAATATCAGCAGGATGTGAAACCCACCTTAAGCAGAAAAAAGATATGCGTAATAATAGGGCATGGTGGGAATGACTGTGGAGCGATATCACAGGATAAAAAAGTGACTGAGCTTGGATATAATACAAAATTGGCTGATGAGTTAGTGGAATTGCTTGTAAATAACGGATATGAAGCTTTCACTCACAACAGGGGATATTCTAAAATGGAAAATACTACTTTGATTAATAGTTTAAATCCAGATTTAGCTATATCATTACACTGTAACAGTGCTAATACAGTTGCAACAGGAACAGAAGCAATATATTATCCGGGGAGTGCGAAAGGTAAAAAGTTTGCTGAATTATTATCTAAAAATGTATCTGAGGCATTAGGATTAAAAAATAGAGGTGCAAAAGAGCCTTGGCACGGGAGAGGAAGTGGACTGTTAAGCAGGACAAAAGCACCTTGTGTTATTTCTGAGCCATTTTTTATTGACAATAACGAGGATTTGAAAAAAGCATTTGAAAGAAAAAATGAATATATACAAGCGATAGTGAAAAGTATAGATGAATATTTTGAATTAGTTTAAGACTTAATTTTTTGAAATTTTAAGTCTAAAAAATTTTTTAGGCTCAAAAAATGGAAAAATTGAGTCTATAGAAAAAATGGCTTGTATATTTGCTCTACAATCAATTTAAAATGATTTTGGGTATAAAAAGGTCATCTGACAGAATAAAATGTAAATTTGAGCCTGTCAGGTGGCTAGAATAAAATATAAAACAAAAATAACAAAGGAGAAGATAATTATGGACAGATTAGCGGCAAAAATTTATATAACAGGAAAAATTATAGAATTAGGAAAGACATTAATTTATAAAACAGAAATATTGAGCAAAGGAAAAGCTGGAATAGAAAAATTCAAGGAAGTACATGATGGTTTTTGGAAAAAATTAGAGGATCTGCTGGAAAAAGAAAAAACAATTGACAGACCTTTTATTCCAAATTTTGTTGAAGAGGTAGGAGAAGAAGCATTAACAATAGCACTGGAAGAGGCTAAAAAGAACTGCGATTTAAGAGTAGTACTACAAAATATATTTAATGTAGAAAAAAAAGAAAATCCTGCTGTGCTGTAGCAACTAAGGAGGGAAAATGTTTTTTAAAGAAATCAGTGAACTGGGAGTGACAGTAGTAATATGTGGGATATTTCTTTATTTTGCAAAAACTATATTTGATTTAATGATTAAGGACAATAAGAAATATTATGAAGAAATATTAGTAAAATTAGAATATGCTGAAAACAGAAGAACGACTCTTCTTAGTCAAAATGAAAAACTTGTAGAAGTTCTTAATCGGCTTGAAGAACGTTTAAGGACTGAAAAAGTGACTGGGAAAGCGTTAGAAATGATACTGACGCTCCAGATTCAAGATATTAGGTGGGCAATACAGAAAAAAATAATAAAATACATTCAGAAAAACCACTTAAAAGAAAACTGGAGCATAATTAACAAAGAAATTGATACTTTTTTTAATCGAAAACTTATCGACTTCGAAACAGAAATGCACGATATAGTTGAAGGGATTACCTATAAAATGATACATGATATTATTAAAAAAGAATTTTCAGAAACAAAAAATATTATTGTTCAAATTTTAGAGGGACTGAAAGAGGACGGAACAGATGAAAAAGAACTCTATAACAGAGCAATTAGAATAGTCGAAGACCACATGCAGACTATCGAAAACGAATTAGTGGCACATATAAAAGAATTAATAAATTAGGGCAGTCTTAAAAGATTGCCTTTCTTTTTTATTGACAAAAAATAAAATGATAGTATAATTTTATAAAACAGTAAAAAAGGAAAATAATTTTAAAACAGGAATTATAAAGAATAATAGTTGTAAATTTGGGGACAAATTGGGGACAAAATATAAAAAAAGATAATAAAAATTTATTTTTTTGTAAAAATGAAGTCAATAAAAATAACTACTGGTAAGGGAGAATAATAATATTTTATAGACCGTGGATACGATAAGCTTGAAGAAAAACTTAAYGGKGTMGGTGCTGAMATAAGAAGAGTTAAGTTGGATATTTAGTGATAAAAGTAATAGTTTGTATAATAAGAAAAAGCCTTAATTATACTGGCCTTATAGGTTAGTATATTTGGGGCTTTTTGTTTATAATCAAGTTAAATTATTTATTTTTGAGGAGTATAAAAATTAAGAAAATCATTATCTTTAATTTTTTCACCTAAAGTATCTTTAAGTTCAGGATTATTAAGATTATATACATAGACATAAGCTTTGTCAGCTTTCTTATAATCACTGTCATATATATCAAGAAGAAGTCTGTCATAATGATTTTTTTCAATATTTTCTCCATAATATCCTTCCATTTCATCCATATCCTTAAATACTTTGTCTAAATCTAAAGACTTGTCAGAAAGTTCATATAGCTCTCCTATTGTAAAATCTTCAGGTTTGCCTTCTGTATTCCGATCAGACAGGATTAAGGCAGGATATTTTTGATTTGTAAGAGTAAAATTATCTCCTTTTACATAAAATAATCCCTTATATTC